ATCCTGCAACCACTTCTTCACATCCTTTACCTTGTTGACAAGGTTCTGAAGATGTGGTATGGCGGCTTCTGCCATGTCAGCTACTTTGTTTTTTATTGCGGTCAGTATCGGTTCACCAATACGGCCCAGTTCTGCAAAGGCATCTGTCAAGCGTTCCTGGGCTTTACGGGCTTCCATTACATCCTTATTCGTTTTCTGGTACTGTTCGGATGCTTTGGCATATGTGCCGTTCAGTGTGTTCATAATCAGGTCTTGCCGTTGCTGTTCAGTGGTACATGCATCCAGCTTCTTCTGAAATTCTTCTTCACTGATCCCGGCCCAGTTCAATGCATCTGTCAGGCCACCCGTAAGAACGCCAGTTTTCGCTGTTTCATTCGCCGCTTCCGTTAGCCCTTCAATGGGCAACGATGCACCAAACGTGGCGTATACGCCTGTGCATATGTTCGTCCATGTCTGCAATTCCTTTTCATCATCCGTCAGCTTTGCAAGGTGTTGGGATGCTTCCACAGCTTGTTCGCTGTCACCCAGCACAGCATTCAGTTCAGAATAGGTCTGTTTTGCCACTTCAGAAGAATGCCCGTTTGTTACAAAGGCAGTATCCAGCTTTGCCATTTCAGCCCGGTATTCCCGGCTTCCTTCAATAGCAGCAATCCACGCACCGCCAAGCACAGCCCCGGCAGTAACAAAGGCTTTGCCTATGCCCAAGGCAACCGAGCCGATTTTGTTTACAGCCGATTCTATTTCATCTCTTGTCTTTCCTGTACGGGTGGACAAATCCTGTAATGCCCGGTTTGCATCCCCGGTGTCAACCGCTATTGTCCCCAGCAGTTTGAATAGTTCCATCTGCACCTCCACCCAAAGAAAAGCCTTCAAGCATCTGGAAGGATGTATTGAAGGTTTCCTGCAAGTCAAATTGTGTCGGTGCTGCGGTATGTGTGTTTACTCTTGCTCTTTCCTTAAATTCTGCAAACGATGTTTGGTCAAATACCTTATGAAGCCAGGCTTCCCAAAGGATTTTTTCTTCCTGTTCTTCGTTGTACTTGTCCACAAAACTATCCACAAATTCCCCAAACCGCCCTGTGCTTATCATCCCTTCAAGCAAGGGCATGGGGTTTGCATATCGTTGATACAGCAAATCAAGAAACTGCAAATCTTTTATTTGAACAATGCGAAAACACGCATAAAAAAATCACGGAAACCTTCCAGCTTGACTACATCAATAATCATTTCGGCAAAGTCACCCGGATTCATTTGTGCAATATCTTCAGCTTTCATGCCAGACAGTCTGGAAAGGAATGCGTAAATGTCATTCTTTGCACCGTCCAGATGTTCCATGATAACGCTGGCTACATCAATAGCCACAAGGATGCCAATGCTGGACAATTCCTTTTCGCCATCTGCATTGTTTAACATTGCCAGACGCATAGCATTCTTCACTTCTTCAGATTCAAAGCAGCCTTTAATGTTCTTCACGCCAACTTTGGTCAGGATGCGGAACATCAGAAAAATATCATCCGCATTGGGGTTTCTCAACGTATATGCTTTATTCTCCATTATGCACATTCCTTTCTAAAGAAGGGCAGGAGCAACATTGCCCCTGCCCGGTATCAGTTGATTGTTAAGCAGCCTTAGGATAATAGATATGCCAAGGCAGCTTGTCCAAATCGGCAGCAGGATCAACGTGGCATTCAAATACATACTTGCCAACCACGCTTTCCTTGTTCTTGTACTCATTTTCAAAGCCGGAAGTACACAGCACGTTATCCAGAATGGCAATGATAAAATCGCCATCCAGCGTCTTGCCTACAAAGGCAATGTTGTCCCAGTAATCATCATCCGTAATGTCAGCTTTCGGTTCATACACATCATGAAGCGTATCTTCAGAAGTGCCAACCGTGGCAAACAAAGCGGCTTTGATAAGGTCAGGCGTAAGTTCGATGAAGTTTACTTCCATCGTGGCCTTTTCGTCCACCTTCTTTGCCAGCCCCTTTACGTTAGTAGGCACACCGTCAATCGCAGGACGGTAAATCTCCGGCACAATAGACAGCTTGCTGCCGCCACTGGTAGCACCCACAAGGGATTCAGCAAAGTTCCACTTGCCGCCCGTATAAGTCAGCCCCTTATGGATAGTGCCAGCACCAAAGGGAATATTACCGGGGGTTTTTGCGGTCAAACCGTTCTTCCCTTCAACCATATTATTTCACCTTCCATTCTTGTATTGTCAGATTGATTTTTATGCTTTTCAATTCCGCATCACCCGTAGGCACAATCATTGCGGAATCATAAAAAATAGCAATCCCTGTTCCATCATCAAGGATTGCCGTTCTTGCACAGTTCTTTTCAATTAGTTCTTTGGCCTGTTCCAATAGCATCCATTCACGCCGGGTGAACAATCGCAAATACAGCGTTGTTTCATGCCGCCCATCTTCTTCCTTCGTCAAAGAAGGAATTTCCGTATAGCTTTCACCAACGCAATAATACGAATCAGGCAGCGGCCCTTTCCAGCGTTCATAGGCGTATGGAATGCCAATCTCCTGCATCATATCTGATACATATTTCAGCCCTGCCATACTCATGCTTCCACCTACTTTCTATTCAGCCGCTGTGTCAAATCCGCTTGCATTTTCGGTTCTGTCACCTTAAAAGCATTTTCAAGCGTATGCTGTGGGTCACGCCCGTTTGTGGCATAGGCTTCAAGCCCGTCAGCCCTCATGGATGCCGCAACAGCTTGCGCTTCTTCTTCCGTTTCATAGGTCGTGCCACCGCCACGGCTTGCCTGTCCTTTTACATACACCCACCAGCCCCTGCGGCTTTTGCTTCTGTCAACGGCATGTTCACCTGTGCCAAATTCTTCCCAGTATCCAGCTTCCAAAGGTGTGCCAATGGCAGCTTCACCTTTTTGTTCGTCAACGTAGTTATCGTATGAACCACGCAACTGCACACCAATATTGTCTTTCATTCTGCAATTACGCTGGGCCTGTGATTTGATTTCGCTTGACCATGTATGCAGCCAAGCTATTTTTTCACTCTCAATCAAGCCCTTCACTTGGTCGGTATAATCCATGTACTTTACAGTTGCCATTATTGGCCACCCGTATATTTCAGATAGATTTCAAGCTGTGAACCGCCCTGCATTTCCATAGGATTATCAATAAAGGTAATATCATAGATTTTGCCGTTTATCTTCATCCTTGCTGTTTCAGCAGAAATGCGGTTGTCAAGTGTCACATAATCGCAGATGAAAATGTGTGTGCTGTCTTGGATTTTTGCAAGATACGTTGTGTAATTGGTACTGCCGGAAGAAAGGTCAAGCCAGCCACGCAGGGTTTGCACATCAGCCCAGGATTCAACGCTTTCACCAATGGCGTTTTTCGTTGTCGTGCTGGTCTGGATGGTTGCTGTAATGTTGCCGCCTATCCCTCTCATACACTCAACCCCTGTCCAAACCTTGCTTTCATGTAAGGCTTCAGAAAGCCCATCATGCTTGCAGGATAGCCGTTAATGGTGTTCGTGCCATCGTATGTTTGATAAGTGACAGAATGCCGGGAAATGGTTTCAGCAGCAACGCCCGTCTTTTCACGCATTTCCATGTCCCATTTCAGCAAGTTAATAACGCCCAACTTAATATCAGCAGGGTATTCAATCACACCTTCAGTATTCTTGAATTGACGGAAGTTGTTATTTGTGTATCCCTGGATAACCCGTTCAAGGGCTTGCAGACGAAGTGCAAGCCCCTGATCGGTTTCGTTGGTTGTGATAAACAGCTTCAGTTCTTCAACGGTCATAATCATGGGGTTTCAGCCCCTTTCCGTTACTTCTTAAACTTGGCAAGCACAACCTTGGAAGTGTTGGTCAGCGCAACGGTATAGTGCTTATCCACGGAAATATCAGTCTTACGGGCAAGAGTCTGGCGTTCGGTTTCCACGTTGGTGTCACGCTTCAGATAGATGGTCAGGGCAGCGGCATCTTCTTCAGATTCCGCATCGTTGTTCAGCTTGACAATGGGGCAAACATAGTTCGTGCCATCGTCCTTCACCTTCTTGGAAGCAACAACACGGCAGTTGGCAATCTTGCCGATTTCGCCAGTCACCATCACCTGACCGGGGTACTTGTCAGCACTGATGAAGTCGGCATCCTTACGCAGAACAGTTACCTGCTTGGGATGCACAAAGATAACCTTTTCGCTGTTGACTTCTTCTTCAAAAATGTCAATAGCGTCCACGATAGCACCATAGCTGATCTTGGCAGCAGAACCGTCAAACTGAAGCTGCGCACCCTGAAGGGCTTCCATAGCGTCATTGTCAACCTTGGAAGCAATAGACTTGGCAAGCTGGTTGTTGGTTTCGCCAACAGGATTGCCGTAACCAGAAAGAACAGCTTCGTCCGTCAGTTCAACGGCCTTCATAGCCTTCTTCACGGTTACTTCCGTGCTGGTAGTAGTCAGCTTCACGGTTTCGGCAGCAATGCCTTCAGCAATATCTTCAGCATCGCCAATGTAGGCGTACTGGGGAACGGT